GCTGATAACACAACAAACGACGTACAACTCCTACTTAGGGCGTTTACAGAGGAGTTTTCTGGCAACTGCAGATTCATATTCACCTGCAACTTCAAAAATAAAATTATCGAACCCCTCCACTCCAGATGCGCCTGTATTGATTTTTCAACCAATTCCAAAAGCAAACCCCAACTCGCCGCCGCCTTCTTCAAAAGAATCCAAGAAATCTTGGCTGCAGAAGCTATTGAATATGATAACAAGGTCCTGGTAGAATTAATCAACAAACACTTTCCTGATTGGAGACGTGTTCTTAATGAGTGTCAACGTTACTCTTCAAGTGGTAAGATCGACTCAGGCATTCTTGCAACCTTTAGTGATGTAAAAGTAAATGACTTGGTTAAGAAACTTAAGGAAAAAGATTTTCCCGAAGTACGTAAATGGGTTGTCAATAACCTGGACAACGATACTAGTGTACTTCTGCGTCGTATTTACGATGCTTGTTATGATTCCATGGTTCCGAATAGTATTCCTGCTGCTGTGCTTACTCTTGCTAAGTATCAGTATCAAATGGCATTCGTTGCGGATCAAGAGATAAATATGTTGGCATGTTTAACCGAAATTATGGTGGAGTGTGAATTCAAATGAAAACCCCTAGACAAAAGAAATCCAGAACGTACTATTACTTCTGGGCATTTATGGCACTAACAGTATTCTTTGGACAACTATACGTTGGATATGGATATCGTCTCATGCATGGAAGTATGTTAGATTTGATGGATAAAGTTGATGGAGTTCTTCTCCATGCAACACCTAATGATGAACCTAAATTTTATTGATGATTATATCTAGTGATGATGCCATTTGGGCAGCAGATGAGTTTATCAAGTATTTTTCCCACATGGGAAACATTGAGGATTATCTGCGTTTTGTGAAAAAAGAAGTAATCAAATCTACAAGCTCTCTTGCACCACTTCATGACGAATTCTTCAATGAGGATATTCATCCTCAGGAGATGGAGTTTGATATTAAGTTTGTTGGGAATAGGTTTCAGCAGTCTATTCCTCAGGAACATTATGGTAATTTGCTGAGAGCAGTATCTTCTCATAACAACGAGAGTAATATTCCTGGCAGAGAATTGCGTTGGATGATCTTTGAGAAGAATACTCAAACTTGTTTGGGATTCATTCGTTTTGGATCTCCTACTATTAATTCTAAACCAAGGAATATTTGGTTGGGTCAAGCACCTAACCTTTCAATCTTCAATCGCCATGCAGCTATGGGATTTGTGATTGTGCCTTCTCAACCCTTTGGATATAACTATCTTGGAGGCAAACTCCTTGCACTGCTGTGCTGCTCTCACTTCGCCCGTGAGACGCTTAACGAGGTCTTTGAGAAGGATATTGCTCTCTTTGAGACGACCTCTCTGTATGGGTCTACTACAGATGCTTCACAGTATGATGGCCTTAAACCCTTCATGCGATATAAGGGATTGACTGAAAGTAAGTTCCTCCCTCTCCTTCATGATGATGTATTTCATCGTCTTCATGATCGATTTAGTGTATGGAATAATAATCAACCTTTGACTGACAAGAAAGCATCTTCTAAAAAGATGAAGAGGCAGACAAAGATGATTTCTATCACTCGTAATTCTCTGAAGGAATATGGACTAAGTGAGAAACTTGATCAGTTCAATTCAGTGATAGGAACTGCATTGTCTCTCACTCAGAAGAAGAGAACTTACTTCTGTGAATATGGTTATTCAAATGTTCGTGAAGTGATTCTTGGTGAGCAAGAAGAATTGGTTCGTGGCCCTAACTGGGATAAGTACTATCTTGAGAATATTATCTCCTGGTGGAAGAAGAAAGCGACTAAGAGATATGAAAAACTGAAAGCAGAAGATAGATTCAGAACAAAGGTTGAACTTTGGACTGATGATGATGATATTCAAATTATTAGATAATGGAACTTAAAGATTGGTTGAACTCGATTAATTTCAATAAAGAAGACTTAAGTGAAGACATTAGCTCTTATCCTCCATACATCGTTAATCGTTGTTTGTCTGGGCACCTTGATTGTGTCATGTTCGCAAATGAAATGAATAAGTATAACTTTCTTGATAAAGATATGCAATATTCTTTTTATCTAAATAGTCTGAGGAAAAAGAAGAGATTCTCTCCTTGGCTCCGTAAGGACAAAGTCCAAGACTTAGAATGTGTCAAAAAATACTATGGTTATAGTAATGAAAAGGCATCTCAGGCTCTGAAAATTCTTACACAAGAACAACTCAATTTTATTAAACAACGACTTGACATTGGAGGAACAAAATGAGTGCTATGGTTGAACCTACAGTACAGTGGTCTCAAGATCAAATGGTAGAGGTGCTCCTCAATGAACCTGATGATTTCTTGAAAGTACGTGAAACATTGACACGCATTGGAGTGGCATCTCGTAAAGAGAAGAAACTTTATCAATCGTGTCATATCCTGCACAAGCAGGGAAGATATTATATTGTGCATTTTAAAGAACTATTTGCACTTGACGGAAAACATGCTAATCTTACTGTTAATGATGTGCAGCGCCGTAATCGCATTGCTCGTCTTCTGGCTGATTGGGGACTTATCTCCGTCGTGAATCCAGACTCTGTTGCTGATATTGCACCCTTAAATCAAATTAAGGTTCTTGCATATAAAGATAAGTCTGATTGGATTCTTGAGCAGAAGTACAACATCGGAAAAAAGAGTAAACCTCAAGAGAATGAAAACAATTGAAAGGCATCGTTATAAAGATAAAAAGATATTTCAAACAAGAACGTTAACCTTTAATCCATATCCCATGACTGAGATTGAATCAGTCATGGATTCTATTGCTGGTAATCTCACGCCAGAATTAATTACAAAAAAATATCGTGAGGAGAATGCGACCAATCCTATGTTTGGTCACTGCTATCACTCTTCACAAGCTCTGTTCTACCTGATGGACACGAATGTTCTTGAACAGAGAACTGCAATCGACTATCATGATGAAGCACATTGGTGGTTGGTTGACACTACCACTGATAAGGTGTATGATATCACTGCTGACCAATACTACCATGTTGGTCAGACGCCACCATATCCTGGAAAGAAAAAACCGTGGTATGGTTGGAAGCAAAGACCACACCAGAGGACATTAGATCTGATGGTTCTGGTTCTTGGAGACAGACTCCTAGAGGACAGGGTTGACAGATTATAGTCAATCCTATATACTACATGCATTGAACGAAACACAGTTCAATCAGCAAGGTTCTTCTAACATACTGAAGAAAATTGCACAACCCTTTATACCCCAATTTCAAATGCAATCTAATCAGAATTTTCTTGTCCCTCTGAAGGAACGTATTACCCTCATGGACTACGCTTATTTGCTCCAAAAGTTTGGAGCATTTAATGCACCACGTCAATTTCAACGCCCTATCGCATGGAAAGCAGATGATAGGAAGAAGTTCTTTCAATCAGTACTGATGAATCGGGTTGAAGGATCTTATGTTCTTGTTGACGTAAAAACTTGTATCAGTCGTCTTGAAATCGCTGGTGAGTGTGACACTGATAGTTACAAATTCTTTAAGAAATTCCTCAATGAGGGATACAAGTATGTGATTCTTGATGGAAACAACCGTATGTGTTTCATTCAGTCTCTGTTTGATGACACTTACACTATTCCTGAAGGAAAGTATGAATATATTACTGATGAATTGAATGGAACTATTGCTTCTTTCATCGTTCGTAAAGGAAAGCAAAAGTTCTCCGATCTACCAGAACGAGTGCGTGAGATCTTGGAAGCACGCCAAGCTGCAATCAGTCTCTACACTCAGATCACCCTTGAAGGCATGTCTGAGGTTTTCCAGAATGTGAACAGTGGTGTTCCTCTCAACGGACAAGAACTGCGTAATGCATATTCAACTCCTTGGGCTGAATATATTCGCAATGCTGCCGATGAGGTTAGTGCTCTCTTGGCAAAGATGTTTAAGGATCATCGCTATCGTCTTCGTGGAGAAGAGTGGATTGCAGATTGTCTTGACATGAACATTCAGGCAATTGATGTTGATCCAATTCTGAATGAGACTGCTTACAGTGGTGTCAGTCAGTCTACCAAGAATAAACTCTACAAGAGTGATTTCCTGATTCAAACTGATGAGAATTTCTATTTTGATAAGTTTATCGAACTGATGGATTTCATGACCTTGATGATTCAAGAGGAAATTCTGGATGTGAAAACTTTGACTCGTGCATCCGCAGTTCAGAATCTTTATTGGATGATGTGCAATGGAGTTGATACTTACGAGCAAGTTGTTCGTGCAGTTGAACTTCATAACGCCGCATATACTGACAAGGATCGCACTTTTACCTGTGGAGAGGATGACAAAACCTTCAAAGAATGCTGTAATGGCATGAGTGGAGAAAATCTCAAAGCACGTCACATTGTGTTCAATGAGATTATTGAGAAAGTGCTTGGTTCTAATCCCAACAATCTTTCTGTAATTTCTGAATCATTTGATGCATAATAAATAATACTGCGATCTTTCGTGCGGTCGCTTCAAAAGTCGGAACTTACAAGAGGTGTGGTTTACCCCATACCTCTTTTTTGTATCTTGTGCTATAAATATATGAGGATGCCTTAGGGGTCCACAAAATACAAACTCGCTTTTAAAGGAGCTACTATTATGACAAACATCGCACGTTATGCTGCGGCAGATCTTCCTGTTCTTTTGGATAAGATCTCCAAAAATAGCATTGGTATGAATGAATACCTAAATAGAGTGTTCGATTTACACGAAACCAGCACTAATTATCCGCCATATAATCTTGTACAACTTAGCAATGTAGAATCGTTGTTGGAGATTGCATTGGCAGGATTCAGTAAGAAGGAAGTCAATGTATACACACAAGATGGTAAACTCATTATTGAGGGTAAGAAAGAGGATAAAGAAACGGAAACAACGTATCTGCACAAAGGTCTGGCTCAACGGTCGTTTACACGTTCCTGGACGCTCAGTGACGACACGGAAGTTAGATCAGTTTCTTTTGAAGATGGGCTTTTAAGCATCTCGCTAGGTAGAGTTGTTCCTCAGCATCATCAGAGAAAAGACTGGTTCTAAATATAATTGAATATCGTCGTCGCAGACAGAGGGGATACTGGCCAAATCCAGTTGACTCCCCTCTTTTTTATTGATAGAATGTTTGGAGGAAACTAAAAATCATGACAATTAAACTTGCCCTACTGAAGTCTGGTGAAGACATCATTTCTGATATTGAAGAGATGGTTGTAGAGAATAGAGTGATTGGTTACTACATGACTAAACCATGTGTAGTCAAACTCATTAAACCAAATATGCAGGAGGATGATAAACCTGGAGTTGAGATTACTCTTTATCCTTGGATGGTTCTTACTAAGGATAGTAAGATTCCAGTACCTGCAGATTGGCTTGTGACTATGGTAGAACCAGTTGATAACCTAAAAGAAATGTATCTCAGAGACGTAATTAACCATGGAAAAGATAACGAAACTGATAGTGTTGATGAACAATCAGATTCTGATCAGTCAGATTGAAGAAGTTGGTGCTGATGTTGGAGAACCTGATTGTAAACTAACTTCTCCATATACAGTTACTGAACAACAAACACTAGAACCTTTTCTGTGTGGGTATACCAGAGAAGATACTTTTATGATGAGTTCTGATAAGATTTTAACTCTTGCAGATCCAACACCAACCCTACTTGAAAAATACCAGGATCTTATTAAGTAAATGCGTTTCTATACTAATGTTCAGTTGATTGGAAATCAGTTCCTTGTTCGTGGAGTTGATAATGGAAAACGATATGAACATAGGGATGAATTTTTTCCTACACTATTTGTAAAATCAAAAAAAGATTCTAAGTATAGAACATTAAGTGGCGAAGTTGTAGAGGAAGTTCATCCTGGTAATGTTAGGGACTGTAGAGAGTTTTATAAAACATACGACGAAGTTGATGGATTTGAAATTTATGGAAATGACCGATATATCTACCAATATATTTCTGAAAAATATCCTGAAGACGAAATCAAATTCGACATCAGTCAGATCAAACTTGTTACTCTTGATATTGAAACAACAGCTGAACATGGATTCCCAGATGTAGAGTCTGCATCAGAAGAGATCCTTGCAATCACAATTCAGGATTACACTACCAAGAAGATTATTACTTGGGGTGTGAAACCATTTGTCAATAAGCAAGAGAATGTAACTTATCACTATTGCCCAACAGAGCAGGAACTTCTAAATCACTTCATCAATTATTGGATGGTTGATGTTCCTGATGTTGTGACTGGTTGGAATATTCAACTGTTCGATATTCCATATATCTGTAAACGACTCAATCGTGTATTGGGTGAAAAGTTGATGAAGCGTTTTTCTCCATGGGGTTTAGTGACTGAAGGAGAAACATACATCAAAGGAAGAAAGCACATCACCTTTGATGTTGGTGGCGTGAGTCAACTTGACTATCTTGATTTGTATAAGAAGTTTACGTACAAGGCACAGGAATCATATCGTCTTGACTACATAGCTGAGGTAGAGTTGGGTCAGAAAAAACTTGACCACTCTGAATTTGACACCTTTAAAGATTTCTATACTAAAGGGTGGCAGAAGTTTATCGAATATAATATTGTTGACGTAGAACTTGTTGACCGATTGGAAGACAAGATGAAACTGATCGAGCTTGCTTTGACTATGGCATACGACGCCAAAGTCAACTATACTGATGTTTTCTATCAGGTTAGGATGTGGGACAACATCATCTACAACTACCTGAAGAAAAGGGATATTGTTATCCCACCTAAAAATAGGTCGCAGAAGAACGAAAAGTACGCAGGTGCCTATGTCAAGGAACCGATTCCAGGAAAGTATGATTGGGTGGTCAGTTTTGACCTTAATAGTCTGTACCCTCATCTTATTATGCAATATAATATTTCCCCAGAAACGCTCTTGGATGAGAGACATCCCACAGCTACGGTTGATCGAATCCTTGAGGAAGAGATAAACTTTGAACTTTATAAGGACAATGCAGTATGTGCTAATGGTGCTATGTACCGCAAAGATGTTCGTGGATTTTTGCCAGAGTTGATGGAGAAAATGTATGGAGACCGTGTCATCTTCAAGAAAAAGATGCTGCAAGCCAAACAGCAGTATGAGAAGACGCCTACTAAAACACTTGAAAAGGAGATCGCCAGATGTAACAACATTCAAATGGCGAAGAAGATTTCTCTTAACTCTGCTTATGGTGCTATTGGTAATCAATACTTCAGGTATTACAAACTAGCAAACGCCGAAGCAATCACTCTATCTGGTCAGGTAAGTATCAGATGGATTGAGGGTAAGATGAATCAGTATCTAAATAAACTGTTGTCTACAACTGAAGAGGATTATGTTATCGCATCAGATACTGATTCGATATATCTTAATCTTGGACCTCTTGTTAATAAATTTTTTGGTGCTAAGTCTAGCGATAAAGCAGCAGTTGTTTCCTTACTTAACAAGATCTGCGAAGAAAAGTTTGAACCATACATCGATCAATGTTATCAAAACTTGGCGTCGTATGTATCGGCGTATGACCAGAAGATGCAAATGAAACGTGAGAACATCGCTGATCGTGGTATCTGGACTGCGAAGAAGCGATACATTCTTAACGTATGGGATAGTGAGGGTGTTCGTTATGAAGATCCTAAACTCAAGATGATGGGTATTGAGGCTGTCAAATCATCTACTCCTGCACCATGTAGGAAGATGATTAAAGATGCTTTGAAGTTGATGATGAGTGGAACTGAAGACGATGTGATTGACTTCATTGAGAATGCGAGATCAGAATTTAAGTCTCTTCCACCTGAACAAATTTCATTCCCACGATCTGTATCAGATGTTGTCAAGTATAAATCTTCATCTGACATCTATACAAAAGGAACTCCAATTCATGCAAGAGGAGCACTTTTGTTTAATCACTATGTGAAAAAGAATAAACTAACCAATAAATATTCTCTCATCCAGAATGGTGAGAAGATTAAGTTCTGCTATTTGAAGAAACCAAATAGTATTCATGAGAATGTTATTTCTTTCATTCAAGATTTTCCCAAAGAACTTGATCTTGACAAGTATATCGATTATGACCTACAATTTGAAAAGGCATTCGTCGAACCACTCAAAGCCATTCTTGATGCTATTGGTTGGAATGTAGAGAAAACTGTAAACCTAGAATCATTCTTCTCCTAATGGAACTTCCTATTAACGATAAAGAACTGGACACCATCATCAGTGCATTGCGACTGGGTGGTGATGCAGCACTTTATCAAAAACTCAATAATGTTAAAGCAACTCGTCAGATGAATTCTGCCAAAACTGAAGTTGATACTGAAAAATTTGGATTTGTACTGTAATGGATTTTCTTAAAGAGATTGTAAAAGAGATCGGTGATGACTATACAAAACTAGCAGCAGACATCGATGAAACAGAACAATATGTGGACACAGGTTCGTACATTTTTAACGGACTTGTTTCAGGGAGTATATTTGGTGGTGTATCTGGGAATAAGATTACTGCCATTGCTGGGGAGTCTAGTACTGGAAAAACTT